GAGTAAGAACTACTCCAAGCCATACAAGTCGCAGGGTCGATGACCAAGAACTTTACCCTCCAAGAACTGACTGCTACAAAAACAGGGCTTCCTAACGCTTTACCCAAGCAATTGGAACCCAACCTCCGTGCGCTTGCAGAAAACGTCTTACAACCCACAAGAGACGCATTAGGTGCGGTGAAAGTGACGAGTGCATACCGCAGCCCTGCGGTGAATAGCAAAGTCGGGGGAGCAAAGACCTCGCAGCACGTTCAAGCGCAGGCGGCAGACCTCAAGTGCGAAGCAGGCAATGATGTGTTGTTTCATTGGATTAAGGACAATTTAGATTTTGACCAACTCATTTGGGAATTTGGCTCTGATACTGCGCCATCGTGGGTGCACGTGAGTTATTCTAATACCAAGAATCGCAAACAAATCCTCAAAGCAGTCAAACACAATGGCAAAACCAAGTACTTCAACTTTTGATAACTGGCTCAATGAACTCGAAACAAAACCCCAACCCACTTGCAATATGGATTCTGCCGATGGTAGCTGCGACTCTTGCGGCAGTTAGCAGTTGCGCTTCTGTGAAACCAGTCCTGCAGAGTGTGGTTGTAAGGGACACGGTGATTGTAACCAAGACAAAGTACCTAACCGACACTCTGGAACTCTACAAGGACACGACAATCTATCAAGACAAGGTACGTCTTCAGCTTCAGTACATCGACCGAAAGGTGTACGTTGAGGCAACTTGCTTGCCAGACACGATCCGTGTAACGCAGACCAAGATTCTCACGAAGGAGAAAAAGCAGAGGGGGTGGACTTTGGAAGGTGCAGCGGTTACGCTTGGGCTTATCCTTGTCGCCGCGTACTTTATCAAGAAGTGGATAGACAAGCTCGTAGAGTAGGTTTATTTGGCTTCTATTGCACTTAAATACTAAAATGGTATAATTGTATACCTTGATGTATTTAGATGCGTTAGAACTTAACTTATGCTTTTTTCTTTACTTGTTTTCTTTTTTTTAAAGTATTTAGTAAAGTTATAAGTTGACTTACTCAGCTAATTAGTAAAGTTATAAGTTTACTAAGTAGTTAAGTTAACTAATTAACTTTTAGAAAAAACAAAATAAAATTGACATAGCAAAGTCTTTATGCTAATTTATAATGATTATAAATAATGAATGATCATATTTTCATTTATTGGGATGATGTACCTTTGGCTAATGACCCCAAAGTACTACATCGGCAAGACATTGAAGATCGAAGCGAAGGATGTCGTGATGGACTTTCAACCTGACAACTACAACTTAGGTACGGCTCTGACATACTTAATGCGAGCAGGCAAGAAACCGCACAACCCGATCTGTGACGATATCCGCAAGGCTATCGCACATCTTCAATTTGAACTTGAACGACAGAATGAGCAACGATCAGAAAACGAAGGAAGCCAAACAACAACAGGCCGATATGCAGTACTATACTAACCCCGCGAAACGCAGGAAGATAGACTTCATCCTTGAGGAGTGCGCTACGCTGATGGCCAACTGCGACTCGGACTACCAATCTCGCCAACGGGCGAAATACAAAGAACAAGAGCTACTCGGTGAGATTGCCAAGATAGACCTGCACTTCGCCATCCAATGCGGCTATCTGATTCCCGACAACTGATCTACAAGGTCGTAGTAGGCAAGGTTCCAAGCCTTAACGCCTTCTACGCTTCCAAGCATTGGACAGTCCGAGCCAAAGCCAAAGAGAAGCATTGCGGTGAAGTCTTGTTACAACTGCAACAGTTCGACAAATACGAGCTTGCCCACGTTGAAATCAAATGCAGAGTCCATTACCGCTACGACTTGGACAACAGCGTGATGGCAATTAAGTTTGCCCTTGATGCGTTCAAGCAATGGGGAGGGGTAAAGGATGACTCACCCAAATACGTTGACAGAATCAAGATGACCTACGACCCCTCGCTTCCAAAAGACACCGCAGAAATTACATTCACGGGTTGGGTGGTAACAGAATAAGTTGTATATTTGCATAACTTAAAACCAATCAGTATATGACTTTATCATTTTCTCAAGACGTTTACACCGAGATGGTGCAAGTGCAACAAGCACAAATCCAAGCACTACAAAACAAAATACAAGAGCTTGAAGCTCGTATTGAAGTTTTGCAGCAGCAATCAATTCTATTTATCTAAAACCAATCTATACTATGCCTAAAATTATTTCTATCACCCCCACAGGACAGTGGCAGGATTTATACAAACTTGAAGTCAGGTTCGACTCAGGGGATTTTGGAACTGCCTTTGCTAAATCTCAGACACCTCCCTACGCAGTAGGCGAAGATGTTGAGTACAGCAAAAATGAAAAGGGTACGATCAAGATCCAACGTGCCAATGCTTTTGGTGCATCTACAGGTGGAGCTTATACCCCATCAGCTCCTTCATTTGCCGCTAAGCAAGATGACCGCTCGGCTTCTATCATCCGACAGGTTGCTCTGAAGTCGGCGGTTGAATACGCTTGCGCTGCGCAACACGATGTAAACACCATCCTTGCCAATGCAGAGACCTTCAATGCTTGGATGACTGGCGCAAGTTCAGCTCCTGCCTCTCACACTGAGCATTTCGCAAATCGCAACGACCCGTTCTGATTGGTTTTTAATGGCCGTTGCGTGAAGCCCCTCTACGGAGGGGTTTTTTTATGTCAATTATTTTGCTATATTTGTAAAACCAATTAGAAACAATGATACATCCTGATCTTCTGAGTAACGAATCATCGTTACCATATTTACAACGCGCCCTTAAAGGCAAATACTATGACACGGGCAAGCTCGGTGTTTATGAAGTAGATGAATGGCTGAGGTTAAAAGATGGTGAATTTGTGGTAGTGGTTGGCCACGCTAACGTTGGCAAGACACATACGCTGCTTTACCTTATGCTGCTTCAGTCGTATAACTTCGGCAAGAAGTGGCTCATCTACTCCGCAGAGAACGAAGTGCCAAGCCTCAAGCGCAAGCTCATTGAGTTCTTGGTGTGCAAACCTATCCAAGGAATTGATGAGGGGATGATGTTCCGCAAGCTTGACTTCATAAACGAGTACTTTCAATTTATAGACGGCAACAGGCTATTCACTGCATTCGAACTTCTTGAGATAATGAACTCAATAAAAAACGAATGGAATTACACCGGTGCTCTTATTGATCCCTATAACTCTTTATCTACTGATCAAAAAAAATTAGGTAAAACAGGAATGCACGAATACCACTACGAGGTAGCCTCAGCGCTTAGGGTGTTCGCTCACAAAAACAACGTTACTACAATTGTAAATGCTCACCCTGTAACCGAGGCGATGCGTAAAACATTTTACAAAGGCCATAAGTATGAAGGCATGGCTATGCCTCCAAATACCTCAGATATTGAAGGTGGTGGTAAGTGGGGTAATAGATCAGACTGCGTGATCGTTATACATCGTTTTGCCGCACACGAAACTGATTGGATTTACACGCACATTCACGTTCGAAAGGTCAAGGAGATGGAAAGCGGCGGCCGCATAACTCCTCTTGAAACTCCCTTAATCTTACAAAGCCTATTAGGTAATGTTGGTTTTATGATAAATGGTCGTAACTTGCTGCCAATTAAAATAGATGAAACACCTGCGACTGATGTACCCTTCTGACGACACCCACGATCTATACATAAGGGAGAAGCAGCTAATGCTTGCCGGTACTGCGATGTGGTTAGCGAAGCAAGCGGCAGATAAAGCAAACGGCAGGGAAGTACAGGATGATTTACTGCACCACGTTATGTCTTGCCACTACGCAGACCTACTCTTGCAGCAGTTCATTGACTACCGACAGTTCACCGAGAGTAAGATGAACGAGATGTACTTGGCCAATTCAAAGCTTCGAATTGATAGCGAGCAGATGATCTATGAAATTCAAAGGCTGCAGGGCATAATTGAAGATCAGCTATGAAGCAGATTCTATCACCTTTTCAAAAGTACGAATGCTTTACAGTAGACGGAGTAGACTACCTTGTTATCGATGTTACAATAATCCAAGACAAGGATGACAATTTAGTGGAATGGGCAAGTGAGATGAAGTTTAAAAGACTGAAAGACCACAAGCACTACACTATGCCAATCACCAAGATATTAACCAATTATAAAGAGGGCAG